TACGGAAAAGGAAGTACCCGCTCGTCCCATTCAGATCAAAATCCAACGGACTCCATTTAATTTTATTTATTGATGGTGTTGTTGCAGCATCATCAATGAGAAAAAAATTATTGGAGATCGCATCTGACTTAGGTGTTAACGATACAACAACTGACATTTACCCTGCGCAAGACGAAGTTGATCTGACTCCTGAAAGTTGGGATCAAAAAAGAAAAGGTAATTTTGTAAACCTACCTTACCAAAAAGCACACATGACAACGAGAGTTTGCATGGATAATGATGGCAACTCTATTAAGTTAGTAGATTTATTTAAGTTTGTATCAGAATACAGACTTACCCCTGCACAATTTAAAAAATTAAAAGTATTTCAAGATGATGAAACAAAAGACTACCCACCGTGCGTAGTTAATTTTATGAAAAATAAAGTTAACAAAGGTGAAGGTCGTAATGATGCTATGTTTAATGTAGCTGTACTTGGTAAAAAAATTAATCCAGATCCTGTCATGTATGAAGATTGGACACGTAACATGATGTCTAAGGTATGCTCTGAACCACTCCATCCGCAGGAGTTAAACAATATTTTTAAAGGTGTGGAGAATAAAGAATATACTTACAAATGTAAAACATCTATTGCACGAATGCATTGTTCTTCTGCAACTTGTTTAAGACGTGCACACGGTATTGGTAAGAATGAAGCTTTGCCTGAAGTTGGAAAACTTACAAAAGTAAATTCATATCCGGAACCTTATTGGATATTACCCATTCAAGGTAAATCAATTCGACTATCGACAAAACAATTATACCAACAACAATTACTTGGTGAAGCGCTGCTTAACTACGATATTGTTTGGAGATCCTTAAAACCAACTAAAAGAGATCCAGATCCTTATCGAGATTGGCTAGAAGAGTTAATGTCTAACAAACAAGACATGGAAGGCTTTGATGGTGTTGAGGAATTAACTGATGTGTTTAATTCTAGAATGTCTAGATTTCTTGAAGATGTAGAAGATACTACTGAGTTCGACCAGATAGATTCTGGAAACATTTGGAAGGATGATATTGAAATGAGATTTAAATTAGAAACCTTCAAAAACTTTATGAAAAAAATGGGGTATAATTGGAATGAAAAAGAATGTACAAAATTTTTAGAAACAGGTGGTGCACAACCCAAGTCTAAGTTTAAAGGTATACAGTCTAGACATTGGGTAGTAGCGCTGCCAAAACAGAGTGAGCACAGAAATAAAGATGTCAAATTTGTTAAAGCAAAAGCTGCGTGGGAAGACAATTAAAATATTTGGACCTCCAGGTACAGGTAAAACTGAAAACTTACTTAAGAGAGTTAAAAGATATTTAGAAAAAGGTTATTCACCAGATGAAATTTGTTACGTATCGTTCACCAACAAAGCTGTTAACGAATGTGTTGCAAGAGTTAGACAAAAATTTAAAGGTTATGATGAAGATGCTTTTACATATTTTAGAACACTACATTCTCTGGCCAGACAACAGTTTGCTGAGATTCCCGTATTAGATCCCAAGGCAGACCTGCTGATGTTTCATACTCAGTATGGGACTGTGAAGGTGGGTTACAAAGATAATTATGATGATGCAAAAGTTTATAACAATTGGTCACTTCAAATATATGACAGGGCAAGAAACATGAAAGTTGATCCTGTGTGGTTATACAAACAACAAACTAGAAAATCTGTTAGGCTGCAACAATTCAAATCTATTATTGCAGGATACCAAGAATTTAAAACAATGGAGATGGAGAACGGCCAACGGACACCGGACAGGTTAGACTTTACTGACATGGTAGAAAAATTTATTAATGATGGATTAATTATTCCTTTTAAGGTTTTGATGGTAGATGAAGCTCAGGATCTAACACCGCTACAATGGGATATGGTTGTCAAAATAGCAAGTGCAGTAGAGCGAGTTTATATTGCAGGGGATGATGATCAAGCAATCTACGAGTGGAATGGTGCCGATGTGGACCTATTTCAAAACTTTCCAGGTAAAACTTTAGTGTTAAAAAAATCAGTAAGATTAAACAAAAACATACATTTCTTTTCTAATTGTTTACTAAATAGTATGGGAGATAACAGAGTTCCAAAAGAATTTCATTCAAACGGTAAAGAGGGAGCTATTTATAGGTGGGGTGGTTTAAAGAAAGTGCCTTGGAATATGGATGGTAGTTGGATGGTGTTGGCCAGAATTAATGATGTAAAGAAAGAACTGCAGCAGGAGGCAAAGAACCTAGGTTTATATTACCAAGATCAAAAGAATAATAAGTCATTTGATCCTAATCAATTCTCAGCGATTAATTATTGGGAGAAGATTTGTGAGGGCGGTAGTATTACTAGAGAAGAAGCTACAACAATGTATGAATTTTTGTTAAACATTGACCACGGATACCGGTCAACGGACAGTAAAAAATGGAGTTTTGCACACCCAAATCAAGTATTTACTTTTGATGAATTACATTTAAGGTGTGGTATGCGAGACGAAAAGGGTCCTTGGACTGAGGTGTTTAAAAGAAAATTTAAAGATAAAGATAAAAAGTATTTTCAAAAACTTATGAAAGAAGGTGTAGATTTATCACAACCTCCTAAAATAATTATAGATACCATACACCAGGTGAAAGGTGGTGAAGCAGATAATGTTGTCCTGGCGAGCAAATGTAATTTTCCATCACACTTTGATAAAAAGAATTTAGCAGATAAAGTAAAAGAACTTAGGGTTTGGTATACTGGTGCCACTAGATCTAAAAGCACACTCCATCTGTTGGGTACCTATCACCAATATAATTTTCCATTAGGAAAATATTACAAACAATATGAGGCTAACTATGTCAGATAAAAATATGTTTGATGAAGCATTTCCTGATAGTACGCAGGTAGGCGGGAATCACTATAAACAATTTTTAATCCAACCTTGGACATTTATAAGAAAAAATGGTCTAAATCCATTTCAAGCAAACGTAATAAAATATGCTTGTAGATATTTAACAAAAGGTAAAACAATTGAAGATTTACAAAAAATAAAACATTATTGTGATTTAGAAATTGAACACTTAACAGTCGTAAGCTATGACAAAAAAACAAAAAAGTAGATTAATAAAATGTGAAGTGTGTAATACAATTCCATCTGTAATAATTCATAAACAAGTTTATTACTGTGCGGATTGTTATATATTCGAATGTAAAATTCCTATGAGTGAAGCAATACAAAATTTATATGCTGAAGGACAAACTGCAAAGATGAAAAATTAATGACTCATCAATTAAACTTTATATACAATGACAGTGATTGGGTAGCTCCATCAGAGTATCCAGACTTATCACAAGCAACCGAAATAGCAATTGACCTGGAGACTAAAGATCCAAATATAAAAACAAAAGGACCAGGATGGGCAACTTTCGATGGTGCAATAGTTGGTTTTGCTGTGGCTGCACTTGGCCAACAATGGTATTTTCCAATTCAACATGATGCTGGTGGTAATATGGATTTAGCCATCACCACTGCTTGGATGCAAGATATATTAAAAACAGATGCTACTAAAATATTTCATAATGCAAGTTATGATGTAGGTTGGCTGCTTGTAAATGGTTTTGAGATTAAAGGTAAGATAGTTGATACCATGATTGCTGCAGCATTGATCAATGAAAACAGATTTAGTTTTAGTTTAAATGCATGTGCTAAAGATTATTTAGGTGAAATTAAAAATGAAACGTTTTTGAATGAAAAAGCTAAAGAATGGGGAATTGACCCAAAAGCTGACATGTGGAGGCTGCCTGCGGGCTACGTAGGCTTCTATGCTGAGCAAGATGCAGGGCTAACCTTACGTTTATGGCAAGTGCTAAAAACAGAGCTATCTAAGCAGTCCCTACACGATGTGTGGGAAATGGAGATGGAATTATTGCCTATTTTAATCGATACGAGACGAAGAGGTATAAGAGTTGATGAAGAGAAGGCTAGAAGTCTAAAAAAAGAATTTGTAGCTAAAGAAAAAACAATTTTACATGACATAAAAAAACAAACTACATTAGGTGTAGATATCTGGGCTGGTAGATCGGTAGCGCAGGTGTTTGATCGAATAGGTGTGGAGTACCCACGGACACCGAAAACCGGAGAACCAAGCTTTACCCAAAACTGGTTAGTGAACTGTGATAACCCGATAGCGCAACTAATAAGACAAGCAAGAGAAATAAATAAATTCCATTCAACATTCATTGACTCCATTCAACGTTATGTCCACAAAGGTAGAATACATTCTGAAATAAATCAACTAAGATCTGACCAAGGCGGAACTGTATCAGGACGTTTATCATACTCAAACCCTAACCTGCAACAGATCCCTGCAAGAAATAAAGAGTATGGAGATAAAATTAGAAGCTTGTTCTTACCTGAAGAAGGTAAACAATGGGGTAGTTTCGACTACTCACAACAAGAGCCTAGGCTTGTTGCTCACTACGCTGCATCTGTCAATGACCATTTTGAAGGTGCAGCGGAGTTCATAGAAGCTTACAAAAACGAAGCAGCAGACTTTCACCAAATCGTAGCTGAGATGGCAGGTATCACTAGAACTCAAGCTAAGACAATCAACCTTGGTTTGTTTTATGGTATGGGCAAAGCCAAACTAGGTAAAGAATTAGGTATCAATAAAGATAGAGCTGAAGCTTTGTTAAGACAATATGGTGAGAGAGTTCCATTTGTAAAAAGATTAGCCACTGAGGTAACTAACAGTGCTTCAAAATTTGGTTTTATTCGAACAGTAGGGGGTCGTAAATGCCGATTTGACATGTGGGAGCCTGCTACCTTCGGAATGAACAAGGCCATGCAATACGAGGAGGCTAAAGCAGTTTATGGAAACAACATCAGGAGGGCTTTCACGTACAAAGCTTTAAATAGATTAATTCAGGGATCTGCTGCGGATCAAACAAAACAGGCGATGATCAATTGTTATAAGGCAGGATTTAAACCATTACTACAAATTCACGATGAACTTTGTTTTTCTATAGATGAAGAATCAGATATTGCTGCAGTAAAAGAACTTATGGAAAATGCAATCGATACATTAAAAGTGCCATCAAAAGTAGATATTGCACTTGGTAAATCTTGGGGCGAAGCTAAAGAATAATTTAGAGCGCAGAAATCTCAGGTAAAAGTTTAATTTTTTTTTAAGCTAGATTAAAATTTAACTAGCTATGTCTAAAAGACCCTTTTTAGCGTCTTCAACACTTTGATCATTGATCTTAGTTCTAAGTTCTTTGATCTTTATGTCTATCCACTTCATGTCGGTAGTCACTCTACCCTGTGCTAACGCTTGTGTTGCCCATTTGGACTCCAACTGAAGTTTCTCCGATATTAACTTTTGCAGCATCTCGGTTTATCTCCTCAAAGGTTAAAAAAAGAATGTCAGGGTTATAAAATCCTGGCCCTTCTTTTTCTGTTACATCTCCTGAGTCAACCTTCTTTACAAAATCCTCAAGGACGGCCTTATCGTTCTCAGCCTCAAGCATCTCATCAATATATATATTTTTATAGTTTGCTTGGACGCGATATAGCTTCATGTGGTATTATATATCAAAAATGGGGTTGTTTGCAATACTAAGCGTTGTCAAGGGGTCGACACTCAAATCTTATAGCTAATTTTTCTTTATTTATTCGGTCTAAACCATAATATTCATCATTTACTAATGTTTTTAAAGCATCTTGAGATAATTTATATCCTGCAATTGAACAATCATAATGTGACGTAAATTGATATCCAGGTATAAATGGATCTACACACTTACCTGTGATCATACTGCAGAGGTGTAGTATTAAAATGTACTTCATAATCCTATATTATCCTATTTTATTATTTACTTGCATATCCCATCAAAATAACTATATATCTTTTTATGAATATTAACAAAGAGGTTATCATGAAAGACGATAAAGTAAAAGCTTCTGTAGGCGCTGACGAAAAGCTGCAGGATGCTTTGGTTTTAAGACCTGATTGGGAAATAAAACCTAAATCAATTGAAGCTGAAAATAGTTTTACAGTTTCATTCAGCGAAAAGACACGAGTGTTGTTACTTACTGTAAATGGAGATTATTACAAAAAAATTCCTTTGGACGATGCAACGGAAGGTAAAGTAAAATTCCATGAAGCTTTAAGTCATATCATAAATAAATTTGAACTTTGGGGGATACGTGCCAAAAACTAGTTCTTCAGAAGTTTTTACCAATTGGTATGCGCAGGTAAATGAACTTTTAAATCAATTACCTAGAACAACAATAGATGGTCAACCATTAGAATATTCTGATGATGAATTTCAAAACACCATGCGTAAGTTACAACAGTGTTCTTTGAAATTTGAAGATATGCCTATCTATATTATTAACGAAAAAGTAGCTGCAGAACTTTGCTACGATCAACTGAAAGGTTATGAGGAAAATGAAAGATCTGATATTTAGCATGATTTTTATTGCACTCTTAACTATCATACCTGCCAAAATATTATTATTTTTATTTGGTGGGTTAATTTACTTAATGTTCTAACCAAGAGGAGAAGATATGAACAAAGCTATAAATAATAAATTTTTTGAAACTACTGATTACAGTAAATTCAAAAAGACTAGAGGTAATAGACCTGTAGATGAAGCACACGTGCAGCAACTTAAAAAGTTGATTGCAGAAAAAGATCTTTATGATCCAATCCGTGTTAATAAAAACATGGAAGTTGTTGATGGCCAACATACACTTGAGGCCAGAAAACAATTAGATCTTAAGGTTCCCTATATCATTATGGATTCTGATGATCCATTAGATGTAGCAAGACTAAACACTGGTCGTAAGAATTGGTCTTTGGAAAATTATTTAGATCAACACTGTGCCAGAAATAAAATGGACTACAGAATTTGTAGAAACAAAATGCAGCAGTACGGAATAAATGTTGCAGAGATGGTAGTTCTTTTATTAAAACAAACTTCACTGTGGTCAAGAATCAGTAATGATTTTAAAACAGGACGGTTTGTAATTCCTGCAGGAGGTATTGAACATGCTGATCGTATTGGATCTCAATTGATGCAGCTAAAAAAATA